TGATACTCAAGATAACCCTACCGACAGTTCCGTTTCCTGAAGACATAGAGATAACGGATAATAGTTTAAAAATAGAAGAACTAATTAATGATAGTTTAGAGCCTACGTTTACTACGTTTTTTACTATCAACGCTATTTCTCCTTTTAAAACTCCTTATGGAGATTATACTATAGTATTTAGTGGAGGTACAGAATTCTTATGTACATATAGTCACGGAGAACTTTACGATAAACTGTCTACTATTTACACTCAAACACACGGAGTAAAATAATGAAAGCTCTCCACGACTTTAGTTTTTGGGATACCTATCCTGAGTTAGTAATGCTAGATAGTTTTAACGAGTTGCATTATCGAGATAAAAGCAAAAACAAATTAGAAAGCTCACGTAAAATGTGGGCTATTTATTATGCTTACAATCCAGAGTCTAAGTTTTTTAATATTCCTAACAAGCTATACGTCTTAGCTAAAGACTTTCTTAAAGACCCAGAATTTAATTGGGATACTTTACGCCAACAAGTATTTACTTATAAAGAGTTAGTACTAACTCCAGCAGAACGCGGTCTTGTTAATTGGACAGAAATTATGAATGTTCGGGATGAATCTTTGAAGAACATGTATAAAGATGCTATCTTAGAAAGAAATCTCAAAGAATTAGTAGAGCTAGATAAGATGTTAGCTAACACAGCTAAGCTGTTTCAGGATTATAAAAAGATTAAACAAGAATACGACGAAGACAAGACTACACGTAAGGGCAAAAATATTGCATCATTAACAGATTCAGGAGAAATTTAACATGATAAACAATTCTAACTTTAGGCTCAAGGAGATTCCTAACTTCCATCCAGAGTTAGAATACTATGATCGTGTTTCTTTTTGGAGAGATGAGAAACGCAAGTGTATAGAAGGTTATTGGGTCGGTGGTAAGTGGATGCCTGGACCTCTTTATTATTACATAAACTTTCATAACATTCAGTTTGAAGACGACACTTCAGTTTCCCAGGCCTTTGGTCTACCGTTTCTACGCGACATCGATTGGGAGTTGTTTTTGATATATGAAGAATGTCGTGGATTCTCTGGTTTTAGTGAAGATACTGCTTTCACATGCGACAGAAAGTATGGCCCAGAGAAAGAGATGGCCATTAAACTACAGCGTATCACAGAAGCTGAGGCTAATTCTAAAACTTACATTCCTGCTAGAGAATATCTACGCAGAATCCACCCAAAAAACCTAGGCAAACCCTTATATCGTAACTCTGCACAGCATTTAATCAGTATTCAGGCTCGTGGTTCAGGTAAATCCTACTCCTCATCAGGTATTGCCGCCCATAACTTTCTTTTTGATGGTGCTACTGACTATGATGACTATCTAGAACGTAAGAAAGCTAAGCAATTTCTAGCATCTGATACTATCATTGGGGCGATTGATACTAAGTATACCGTGCCGCTAATGAAGAAGATTCAAACTGCCTTAACACTTTTGCCAGGTAGCTTTGAAATGGGAGACGATAAATACCCTTCACCACTAGCTACTACTTATACGGGTTCTCTAATGCCTAACCGAGAAGGTACAACAGGTACAGGGTCGGTATTACGCCACCGATCTTTTAAAGATAACCCACTTGCAGCTAACGGTACTCGTCCTAACCTGTGTATTCTCGATGAGGTAGGTTTCATGTACAACCTTAAAGAATCTTGGGGTGCTATTGAAGCAACACAAGCATCAAAGGCCAAGAAAAGCTTAGTTATCTGGGCTTTAGGAACAGGCGGTCTTGTATCTGGTAGAGCAGCACTCTATGCAGAGTCCGTATTTCGTAATCCTCAAGATTATAACTGCTTAATCTTTGAGGATATCTTTGAAAACCGTGGCAACATAGGTTATTTTGTACCATACAGACTCACTCTTAATGAGTTTAAAAAAACAGAGGACTACATCACAGATTTAGATCTAGCTAAACTATACATTGAAGACAAACGTACTACGGCTAAAAAATCACCAGACCCTACTGTATATCAAACAGAAATCATCAACGGTCCTGAAGTACCATCCGAGGCTTTCTTGGTACTCGAAGGCGCTTTCTTTCCTACCTTACTACTCAAAGAACAACTTGCTGAAGTAGAGGGCGGTAAATATAAAAAATACCAAGAGGCTAGCTTTAAAGGACACATCAGTTTTAATACTAAAAACGAACCAGAGTTTTACACAGAGCAAGATGCTACTCCTATTAGAAAATATCCACTCAGTAAAAATGATGACAAGCGGGGCTGTATAGAAATCTGGGTTAAGCCACAAAGAAATCCTGATGGGATTATACCTCGTGGTACCTACATAGCAGGAATCGACGTTGTTGATAAAGATAAGTCAACCACAGACTCTCTCCCTTGTATACTAATAATGAATAGACTTACTAGACAAATAGTAGCAGAGTATACAGGCCGTACAGGTGAGGCTAAGGACTTCTACGAAACATGTCGTAAGTTATTATTATACTACAACGCTGTGGGTATGTATGAGAAAAACCTCATCGGGCTTTATAATTATTTTGACCAGATGAAATGTACGTATCTTTTAGCAGAAACTCCTTATCAGTTACGATCTACAGATACTTATAAAGCAGGTACTAACACATCTAAAGGTATTAACGCATCTGGTGCTATTAACTCAGAAGGACGTAATATGATTAAGTCTTGGCTACAAGAAAGAATATCTACTGTGTCTGAGACCCGCGTATATGAGACAATTTATTCTTCTGGTATTATTACAGAGTTAATTATGTGGAACCCTGATGGAAACTTTGATAGAGTTTCTGCGTTAATTATGTTAATGTGGTTAGATTCTACTATGTATAAAGAAGTAACTCAACGCGTAGAAGAAGTAAAAACTTTCTTAGATGATCCCTACTTTGAAAAAATGGGTGTAATAAAAAAGAAAATACCTACTACATTTGATTCAAATTTTTATTCATAGATTTGTATCTTAGTTAAAAAATTATTATGAGCGCACCTGTAAAGATTCAAGGATATATCAGTTTCCCTCGTCAGAAACTGTCTGACAAAGAAAAGACCGATTACTGGTATAAGAAAAACATGGACTTTGCAGAGCACTTGCTCACCTCTGATGTTAATCTACGTTCTAACTTTAAGAACAAAAAGACTAATTATAATCTTAGAGCTAATATAATCAATACTAAAGATTTTGAAAAGTTTATTAACCCTGATAATCTAGATCTAGAATCTTTACCTGCTAGCTTTCAACATATCGGCATTGAGAATACTAAGATTAATTTACTACTTGGCGAATACTCTCAACGACGTAAAGAGTTTAAAGCTTATATCTCTTCTAATGATTCTGAAGCTATCGGCCGTAAAGAAATGGGTCTTATGGATGAACTCAAAAAGATCACTAGCGAAATGATCATGAGTACATCGCTTACAGAAGAAGAGATTCAAAAAAGACTAAAACAATTTGAGCACTATCGCAAGTATGAGTATCAAGATATTGCAGAAACAGTAGCTAACAAGATTCTCAAGAAAGAATACAAAGAAGGTGACTTTGATTTTACTTTCCTTAAAACTTTTGAAGACTTATTAGTTGGAGGCGAAGAAATTATGTATTGTGGAGTACTAGGCGGTAATCCTGTTATGCGTCGAGTAAACCCAATGAACCTTTATACTATGGGAGGCAACTCAATGTATATTGAAGATGCTGACATTATTGTAGAGTATGGCTACAAATCTATTGGCCAAGTAATTGATGACTATTGGGATACACTAGAACCTGCTGATATTGATTTCTTAGAAAACGGTAAAGTAGATGCGTCACTTGGAACAGGTGGCGGTATTGGTCTCAATCGTGATATCTCGGTGTATGATTACTACGGAGAACAAGGAGCAATGAATATATTCCATCCTAATGAGATGGGAACACGAACATTTGCAGGTGCTTTTGATACATATGGTAATGTCCGTGTAAAGAATTAGGAGAGACTGTTAAGTGGATCTGGGTCAATGAGTGGATGGAAGGTACAAAAATTGCCGACCATATTTATACACTTATGCGTCCTGTACCTTATGCATCAAAATCATTAGTAAACAAATCTAAAGGCACCCCTCCGTATGTAGGGTCTGTTAACTCTACCAATGATTACAAAGTCCAATCTCTCATGGACGTGATGAAGCCTCTTGCTTATTCTTATGACATCGCCTACTACAAGCGCGAACTAGAGATCGCTACATACAAGGGGTCCTTTACTGCTATTAACTCTTCTCTTATTCCTTCAGGTTGGGATCCTAAAGAGTGGATGCGCTATGTGACTATTAATAAATTTGCATGGTTGGATCCTACTAACGAAATTCTCAAAGGCCCATCACAGGGTAAATCTGCTGGCGCATTTAACCAGTTAACTGCTCAACAAATTCAGATGGGCGACCCTAACGCCATCGGCATGTACACTAACCTACTGCTTGACATTGAGAACACACTTGGAAAATTAGCAGGTGTATCAGGTGCGCGTGAGGGACAGGTACAAGAGCGTGCGGCAGTATCTAACGTTAACCAAGAAGTTACACAGATATCACATATTACTGAAAAGTGGTTTGCTATTGATGCTAACTTCCGTAAAAGAGTACTTACTAAGTTTTTAGAGTGCTGTAAGTTTGCTTACAAATCTAATCCTAAAAAGGGACAATTCCTACTTGACGATATGGGTCAAGAGTTTGTTACACAATTTGATGAATTTGTTTCTACAGATTATGATCTACACGTATCTAACTCTACCAACGATACTAAACTTTACGAAGATTTGCGCGCACTTTCTCAAGCTGCTATTCAAAACGGTCAAGCTACTATCTCCGATCTTATTGCTATTTCTCAATCTGAATCTGTACAAGACATTGCTCGCCGTCTTCAAGATTCTGCTGAACGTATTAAGGAGGAAACTAACAAAATGGAAGAAGCCAAACTTAAACAAGCACAAGAAGCAGCACAAATGGACAACCAAGCTAAGCAAGCACTTCTTGACTTTGAAGTTAAACGTCATAATGATGTTGTTAACATTGAACGCGAAAAAATGGCAACTAACTTAGAGATTGCTAAGATTAAAGAAATAGGTGCTGATGTTCGTGATGCTAGAGCTAATGGTTTAGAGCAAGATCGCGTAGATACTGATAAAAACGGTATTGATGATTATATAGACATACGCCGTACAGATATCGATGAAAATTACAAGATTAATCAGATTCGTTTAAAAGAAGAAGAACTTGCAGAAAAGACTCGTGCTAATCTTGTAGCAGAAGAACTTAAAGCAAAAGAACTCAACATTAAAAAGACTCAAAGCACACAGAGTAAATAAAAAGCTATAGGGCCATAGAAGCTCTCATAAAGATTCTAGGCCCTATTTATAAAAATAATTTTAATATTGTAACCAATTAACGACAGCAAAATGGAGAATAATGAATTATTTGAAGGGCTACAGATAATGTCGCCTGAAGAATTAAACAAGGCTGTAGACAGTCAAACAAAAGGAGAAGAAGATACTAATGCAGGTCAAGCAACGGAAAATAATGAACCTGCAACATTATTTACACCAGTAACAACTGAAACAGGAGAAGGTGCTGGCGAAAATAAAGTAGTACCAGATAAACCTGACACTACTGAAACTATTACTAAAAACGAAGCAGTTTACAAAGCTCTGATGAAAGAGTTAGTTACTGCAGGAGTTTTAACAGTAGAAGAGGTAGAAAAGTTAGATGAGTTACCAGGTACTCTAGATACAATTAAGGAATTAGTTTCTAAAACAGTTGAAACTGGAGTTAAACAAACTCAAGAAAACTGGAAAAGAAATTTAGACCCTACTAAAAAGCGTTATTTAGAAATAGAAGATGCTTTTGATGCTACGGACCAAGCAATATTAATGGCCCAACGATTAGAGTTCTTTGATACAGTAGATGCAGAAGCAGTAAAATCAGATGTAAATCTTCAAAAACAGATTTACTATGAGCTTCTAAAATCTAAAAACTTTAGTGATCAAGATGCGGTAGAAGCTATTAATGATGCTGAGCAAATGAACAAGTTACAAGAAAAGTCTTTAAAAGCAATTCCTGAACTTCGTCAACAAGCTAATCAAGTAGTAGAAAGTGCGCGTCTTGAAAAAGAAACTAAAACAAAAGCTGAGCAAGAAGCGCAGACTAAAATGTTTGATAGTCTTGTACAAAACATTGAATCTCGTGATGCTTTTATTGATGGTTTAAATCTTAATAAGGTTGCCAAAGATAAACTTAAAGCCAATATTATGAATCCTGTACATAAGGATCCAGAAACAGGTGTAGAGTACAACAGCTTGATGTATAAACAAAAACGCAACCCTGTTGAGTTTGAAATGTTGATTAATTACTATGATACAATAGGTTTATTCAACTTAGATAAAGAAGGTAAGTTTAAACCTGATATCTCTAAACTTAAAACAGTTGCAAAAACAGCAGCAATCAACGAACTTGATAAAGTTATTGCAGCTGAAGAACAACGTGGTGTAGGACGTAACACTTCTGTAGAAACTTCACAGAAAACACAGGGTCTACTTTCTATGCTTGAGAATGCTTTTAATAAGAAATAACACAATTCGTCTAATAAATAAAAACAAAAAACAATGGCTCAATTACTTCCACTACAACGGTATGAGGCTAAAGATTACAACGGGTTAGTGACTGATAATCACTTCTACTCTTTGTATCAGCAAAAACCGCAGTTGATTAGTAATGTAATCAAAGAGATTTACAAAACTAATCTTCAAGGTAAATTACGTGAATTCGTTGATCGTTTCCCTGTTAAAGAGGTTGAACAAGAAAACGGATTCTACAACTGGATGTTGCAAGGTCAACACGACAAAAACTTGCCTCTAGTTGATGCAGAAACAATTAACGGTTTGTCTATCTCTGCTGGTACATTCCCAGCTAACGTAGGTTCAAACGGTGAGCGTTTCTACTTAATCTTTGACGAACCACTTTTCGAAGAAACTAACGTTCTTCGTGGTGAAGTAGACGATTACCATCTTTTGGTAAAACGTGCTATGGATGCTGGTTCTCGTTACAAGTTTGAAGTTGAATTAGTAACTGACAACGCTAACAAAACTATTCCTTCTGAGGAATTGGCTATTGGTACACGTTGGTCTAAGTTCTACTCTCTTTCTCCTTCAACACTTTCTTACCAAGGTGCTAAGCCTTATTTCACTTCTCCTTGGAGAATGGAAAACCGTCCTTCTACACTTCGTATGGAGTATGAAGTAGCAGGTAACACAATCAACAAAGGTAAAAACGAACCACTTGAGTTTGGTTTTAACTACAAAGGACAAACTGAGTCTATTTGGATTAACTACCAAGATTTGGTAGCTCACCACCAAGCAGAAGAAATGTTTGCTCGTATGTTGATGTACGGTAAGAAAAACTGGACTTCTGATCACAAGTACTTGAACAAAGACGATAAGACTAAATATGCTATCGAATCTGGTGCAGGTTTCTTTGATCAAATCGCTCCTTCAAACGTACACTACTATAACACTTATGACCTTGATTGGCATTTAGAGTTGTTGTTGGATATGGGTGTTGGTAAACTTGAGCGTGGCAAACGTACTATCCACTTGTTAACAGGTGAATTTGGTGCAATTGAAATCTCTAAGCAAATCAATGCTAAATCTGGTAGCGGTAAATTTACAGTTATCTCTGACAAATTCCTTACATCTAACACTAACCCAGGTAACCTTGGTGGTAAAAACACTAAAGGTCTCATGGAGCCACAGTGGAACGTGTACGAGTGGTACAACGGAGTTACTATCATGGTTGAAATCGTTGATTTCTTCGATGATGACGTATACTTCCCACAACGTCACCCAGATGGAAAAGGTATTGTTGAGTCTCACCGTATCTTAGCTCTTGACTATGGTGATAACGCTGGTATCTACCGCGTTAAACCAAAAGGAGTTCCAGATTACAACTGGGCATACATCCCTGGTATGCGTGATCCGTTCTCACCTGCAGGTAAAGGTTCGCCAAAAATGGTAGCTTCCCGTGTAGATGGTTACGAAGTACACATCCAAAAATGGGGTGGCTTGATGATCGAAGATCCAACTAAAGTAATTGATTTACGTTTAGTTGTTGAAAGATAATAACTACCTACTATAGAAAGGGGGTCTCCTTGGGAGTTGAACGCCTCAAGGACCCCCCTTTTTTTAAAGAGAATTAAATAATAAGACAGCAAAAATGGAGACAGCAACAAAAGACAAAGTAGTATACGGCTCATTCTTACAGAATCGTATTGTATCAATTAAGCCAGTAGAATCATCGGGCAAATGGAGTAACCTACTAGTACAAGGACAAGAGCGTCTAAAAGACCCGTTCATGTACAACAAAACAAAACGAAGCTACCAAGTGCCTCTTAACAGCGAGACACGCGGAGGTGGAGTAAAAGTAGTTCTTGATGATATCACACGTGTGAAGATTCAGAAATACATGGAGTCTCATCCAAACGGGATGACTCAAAAAGAGTTCTTTGAAAAAGAATTAGGTGTAGATTTAAATCCTACACTTCCAGTAGAGAAAAACTTCTGGAGAAGTGATCGTAGAGGACGTGTTATTCTTACAAAAGAAGGAACAACATTAAATCTTAATCTACCATTAGATATGTTAAAATATCTAATCTTAATCTCTAACAAAATGTTAGTTTCTCCTTCTTATGAAGAAAGAGTAAACAAAGCAACGTATGAGTTTATGATTGTAGACGAAAATAAAATCACTTCTAAGAAACTTGAAGAAGCAGATCTTAAAGCTCAAGCGTATGTTAAATACGCAGAGGTTACAAACAGTAAGGCTGCAACTATTGGATTTATCAAATCTCTTGGCCGAACAATTCCTGCTACTGCTACTGAAGAGTGGCTCAAGTCAGAAGTTGCAAATATTGTGGAATCTAATCCTAAATATTTCCTAGAGATTGTGACACATCCACAATATAATGAGCGTATCTTTGTACAAGAAGCTGTTGAAGCTGGTGCAATTATCCGCAAAGGTGAGAAGCGATATACTCTAGATAATGGTGCTGAGTTAGGTGACTTAACTGATGTTATTAACTACCTACTTAATCCAGATAACCAAGAGGTAAAACTTCGAGTTAAAGCAAAAATTGAATTATCAAAACGTAAATAACAATGACGGCAAATGACATGGCCAATGAATTAGAATTAAAGCTTGATCGCTCAGACAGCTTTGGTTCTCCTGGTTACGAAGATTTTGAATTATCTTCTGTACTAACTGAGGCCGTTAATTTTTATGTCAAGAAATTTTACGATGAGGTAAATAATCGCAAAGCAAAAGGCTTTGAAGAAATTGAAATAAGAAATCAGGGATTAGCAGCGTTAGTTAAAGACGCTGCTTCACTCCCAGTTTCGGCTTCCCAAGTAGGAGTTATATCAAACAACCTACTTCAAGGAAAGTTCTTTGATTTACCGACCGACCATATGTACACTATTTTTGAAGAGTGTACAATTAATAAAACGGAGTGTGGAACTACAGATCCTATTTACGCATATGTAATTACAGTAGCACACAATGAGATCCAACGTTTTAATTGGAGTAAATACAAAAAACCGTTTTATAAATCTTATGGTGATGGTAGAGTATGGCGTCTAGAATATAGCAGACAAACATCGGGCATCGATCCGCTACAACCTGCAACTGCTAAACGTCATGAGCTACTAACGGATGGAACTTTTGATATCGTTGATTATCATATGCGATATCTCAAAAATCCATCAGACATTGTTGTCGATCGTAGTACGCCCGCAAATCAACAAAACTGTGAATTAGATGAATCTACTCACAGAGTTATTATTGATATTGCAACCGATCTAATGATGCAAAGAGTACAAGAACAGAAAATACAAACGGTAGAACCGTTTAAAGAGTTAGAATAAAAAATAATTATTAATTAAAACTTAAACAAAATGTTTAGAAAAGCAAACAACGTATTTAGTGTCGTTCTTTCTGACGCTAGTGCATTAACTTCAGCTTTGAATACTGCAGTTCCTGTAGGAACAGTAGTAACAAACTTGAACCTCCCTATCGGAGCAGTAGCAGTATGTGACATGGGTATGCGTCGTCTCGACAATACTTCTTATACAGCATTGGCTGCAACTGACAAATTTTTCATCGTACAAGGTAAAGGTGCTACTCAACCTTTGATGAAATCTCCAGCTATGACCAAAGCTAATGTTACTATTTCTGCAAGCAAATTTAAAGCTGCAGTACAACAAGTAACTACAGTTGGTTATAATGGTACTACTGGTGCTCTTCCTGTAGCTAACAACACTGATTTCTGGATCAAAGTTCGTAAGCGCGATAACGATGCTGCTAACCGTTCACAACCGATGAGTTTGTTTGCTGGTCCAGTAAAAACTGATGCTACTGGTACTCAAGCAGAATTGGCTGTTGCTCTTGTTGCTTCTGGCTACCGTAACTTCACTAACCAAGAGCCTGCAAATGGTTACTTGAAATTTGAAGCTATCTCTAGTGCTGCTAGTGCTGCAATTACAGGTGCTCCTACATCTTTCGGTGTTACTTACAAATCACGTGTAATGACTATCACTGGTACTGCAACATCTAACGTTGCTGTAGGCGATTTCCTTCGTATTGGTGGTGCAGCCGTAACTAACCCTGTATATCGTGTAACTGCCGTAACTGCAACTACTATTACTTTAGCTACTCCTTATGTAGGCGATAGCGCAACTATTCTTGTTGCTAATGTACAAGTTATTGCTGCTGCAACTGCTTCAACTGCAAACTTCGGTATTCGTCTTACTGGTGTTGTTGCTCCGTTTGATGTTAATGCATTCCGTGATTACTATGCTAACCGTTGGACTACATCTTTCTCTGATTCTTCAACTTTGATTACTGTAACTGGTGCTCAAAACGGAAACGGTGTATGGCAACAAGTAGCTATGGATGAGTACTTGAACTATGGTTTCGAAGGAGAAAACAACCAATTGGCTGTTCCTTCTGTACCACGTGATCAAGTTGTTAAAATCCCTGGCGTAGCTGGTAACACTGAGCAATCTTCTCGTTACTCAACTTTGACTTTCAATTGGACAGAAGAAATCCTCGGTCTTGCATCTGTTAACAAGCCTCAAGGTAGCGTACTTCTACACTGTAACTTGACTAATGTTGCAACAGGTGTGATTACTGCAACAACTGCAGAACCAGTTGTAGATACTTTATTCTCTGGAGCAGCTGCTACAGCGATTAAGGCTATCCTTAACATGTAATTCTCCGCCCACAGTAGTCCCACCACATAGCTGTCTTGTGGTGGGCTACTATTTTTTAGTAATTACAATTTCTTGTTAAAAGAAATTGATTAACTTTGATTAAAACATTAATATGGCACTTATCCCTAAAATATCAGCTTCTATTTCAGGTAAATGTAATCTTATTACGCTTACAGAAGAAACTAAGCCATATAATGCTACAAATAATCCTGGAGGTTGGGGAGCTCCTAACATTGACGCAGGAGACATTAGTTTAGCCTACGTATCTTTTTATCCTCTTAGTGCTCCGTATAGTATAGTCAATGCATCAGGAACTGGTACTATCTCAGGTACTACATTTACTGATACATCACATCTTTCAGGGACTTTTCAAGTCGGACAAACCTTAATAGGTTTAGGTATTGCACCAGGAACTGTTATTACTGCTTTACTTACGGGTACAGGATCTAATAATGGTGGTACTTACCAAGTAAATATATCACAAACAGTATCTAGTACTCCTATTACAGGAATCAGCATTGCAGCTAGTTATTATTTACGCAATAATACTATAAATGTTTATGCTAGTGCTCCAGGTTATACTACACCTTATATCTTTGATGCATTAGTAGAGCAAACATGGTCAAATCCTGATGGTATTTACCAGATGGTCTACACAGTATTTACGGAATTCAATCTGCTTTTTCATGTCAAGATTATACAACAGCTACTACATTGTTAGAAGCTGCTACAAAATATTGTTCATTAGTTTCTGACTGTGGCTGCGGCTGCGGTGGAAACTGTTAATTTAAAAGACTATGTGCGGTTGCAAAAATTGTAAAGATATTACTATGCCAACAGGCCAAGATGGGGTAGGTATTGCTAATATTACTTCTAATTCATTTGGTACAGTTACTTTTACCTATACTAATGGAGAAACTGTAACATTACCATGCTCTTGTGCACAGTCTCAAGTAAAATACCAAACAGAACGTTTAGGTATTAATACATCTGGCACTTCTCCTACATACACATTATTAACAAATATGACTTACACAGTACCTTCAGGAGGTGCTGGTACATATGAATTAGAGTTTGCTGCAGATACAGAGTTTACTTTTACAGGTATAGCTTCTAATCAAGTTACTATTCAAGTATTTAAAAATGGTGTAGAGATTAACCCTAATGTGCAAAAACGTATTAAAATAAGTAATGCTAATGCAGAAGGAGGATCATTTATTATTCCAGCATTAGTTAAAATATCAAATGTTACTTTAGCTGTAGGCGATATTATTGATGTACGTTCTACTAGTACAGCACCAACAACAGCATATTTAAATTTTGGAGTACTTACTATTAATCGCTTATCATAATGTGTGACTGCCTTCAAATTACTGGTACACCGTCTATTACAGGAGTTGAAGAAACTGTACAGGCTTTTGGTGTCATAGTAGAGGGTTTTAACGAATATTATTTTACCTTAGGAGGTCAAGAATTTTACATTATTTGGGATGGAGAACTTTGGACGCTTTGGGTAGTAGCTCATGAAGGAGATATTAGCATTGGCAGTAGTACGTCAATAGATTGCCCTACAAGTGAGTGGACTTTTAATGCAGAACTAAGTCCTTATTATTTAGGAAACAATCCTCAGATAACAGAGTGTAATCCTACACTAGAGGAGATTAATTGCTATAATGCTTTAGTATGGCAAAAACAATGTGAGTTTGCTCAAGAAACTTTAAAGTATTTAAAAGCATTAGAGTTTGGCTTTGCATGTTGCAATGCTTTAGAAGATTTAAAAAATAAAAAAAGAGTGCTCGGTATATTAAATTGTTACGATCTCCGTGATTTAAATAACACAGAGCCAGAGTATAATACTCTTACTTACGATACAATTAACGACTTATTAAACTATTAATATCATGTTACTTTACGAAACTAAAACTCCAGGAGAAGCTAACAGAGAAGAAATCTTCTTTGATAGAAATACTAATAAAATGTCGTATAAAGACAAAAACGGAATTATTGTGCCGTTTGCTCCTACTAGTGAATTCCAACTAAAAGGAGAAAACTTTACTACTATTTTAGCAAATGGAACAGATCGTTTTCAAAATGGAAATAATGTTATAGCTGCTTATAATAAAGCTTTAACTACTACTCCATACGGAAATATTATAGATGCAAATAATCAATTTTATATTTTACTAGCCCCTGGTTATTATAGTTTTAATACTGATTTTTTAGTAACTACTAATTATATTAATATAGTTTCTTTAACAGGATTACGTGATGTGTTTATTATTGGTTCAAATACAATAAGTGTTACTGCTAGTAAAGTATATATCCAAGGAATTGACACTGGAATTTTACCATTTAAAACTTCTAGTGGAGGAGGGTCTCAAATTATTGAAAATTGTAAAGGAGGAGATTATAGCTTTGGTTATACAGGAGGAGCCTATGGAACATATATCAATTGTGTAGGAGGATTTGCTTCTTTTGGTGGTAATACTGTAGCTGCTGGAACATTTAAAAATTGTGAAGCTCAAGCATTATCATTTGGCGGTGGCTACAATAGCACATCAGCAACAGGTGTTTTTAAAAATTGTGTAGCAGGCTCAGAATCATTTGGAGGCTTTAATGGAACTGCAAGCGGAACATTTGATGCATGTTCAGGAGGTAATAATAGTTTTGGTAGTGGCATTTCTGGAAACGCATCAGGAATTTTTACTTTTTGTAGTATACAGGGTGGTAGCTTTCCTACACCGTCAGGATCTGGTAAATTTATATATTGTTACGATAGTGCAAATCCTTATAATGCAGGATTTATTCCTCAAAATAAATTATAATGAAATTAGCTGATAAATCAATATTTATCGCTACTCCAATGTATGGAGGTAATTGTACAGCAGGTTATACAGAGTCTCTTGTTAATACGGTAATGCAATTAGTATCTAAAGGATATTATGTTCAATATTGCAGTTTAATTAATGAAAGTTTAATAACTAGAGCTAGAAATACACTTACAGAAATATTTCTTCAAAGTTCTTGTAAGCATTTACTTTTTATTGATGCGGATCAGACATTCAGAGCTGAAGATATTGAAAGAATGTATAATGAAGATAAAGATATTTTAGGTGCTGTTGTTCCAATGAAAAGTATTAATTGGACAAATGTTAGAGAAGCTGTATTAGATGCTAAACCAGATTTATATTTATATACTGGAGAATTTAATATTAATCCTATTGATCCATCTGAAAAAGTAGATTTTACAAAAGTATTTGAAGTAAAATATGTTGGAACAGGAATGATGTTAATCAATAGAAATGTATTTGATAAGTTATCTTCAGTTGTAAAAAAATACAAGCACAATACCTCAGAAGTTTATAATGTAAAAAGGGGTCAATACATCTATGATTATTGGAATCTTACTATTGATGAACGAGAAGAGCTGCTTTCTGAAGATTATCAATTTTGTAAATTATGGAGAGATACAGGTGGCAAAGTTTATGCAGTAGCTTATCCTGAAATAATTCACTTTGGAACATATGGTTTTAATGGTAAACTTTTAAATAAATAAAGATGAAAATATTACATAGCACTACTGAAAATACTTGGTACAGTATAGAAAAAGTAGAACTTACTCCAGAACAACTTGAATTACTTAACTCTGGTACATTAGAAGAACGTGAAGAAATTTCTGCTATTATTAAAGTAGGAATAACTAAAACTCCAACTAAAAAAGATTCTGATTTAGCCAAATCATTATATAATGCTAATAAGCCTACAGGCACATTTACACTAATTATGGCATCTATTAATA